CAAAACAATTTTGTGGTAACGGATCTAAAGTTGTTATGAAAAAAATGGTATCTAAAGGTGGTACTAAGGCTGGAGAGGTTGGCTTTGAAATTGTGGGCAAGAATGGTGCTAAATTTACAATGGACATGGCAGATATTGGATTAGTCTTTGGTAGAGAAGGAGGCGCAAAAATAATATCTAATATCTTAGGTCAGACTACTAGAAAAGCGCTAGAAAAAGAAGCTATTGCACTTGCAAAAGAAGCAGCTGAGCTAACTAAAACATTAGGTTTGGCAGACGAAGCTGCTAAAGCTGCCCAAAAGTCTTTAGAGGAATTAATTAGTAATCCAAAAGCTTTACAAAAATTAACAACTGAAGTAATTGAAGAAGTTGGACCTGAAGCTGCTAAAAATGTTGAAAAAATAATTGCTCCTGTAGCATCTGGCGGGTCAAGAGCCGCAGCAGGAACATCTAAAAAAATAGTAGAAGAAGTAACTGAAACTTATTTTAGAAATATCAAATCTAAATTAATTAATCGAATAATAGCATATGCTTCACCTAGTTTAGACAAATCTGACTTCGAAGAACTAGAATCAGGCGATCAAGACTATTTAAGAACAGACGCAGAAAGAAATAATCAAAGTTCTGACACTGAAATAATAAGACCGAGCAGTGGTGGTTCAGGAAGAGGACTAAGAGAAAACTATATGCTTGAAGACATCATTATGTATTCAAAAATCAATTCTAGTAGAATTAGGTCACAAAAATTAATTAACTTAATTAATTGAAAATTTAAACCCTCTTACATTATAATTCCTATATAAATTAGGAGTGAATAATGGGAAATGATGATTTTACCTCGCAACTTATTAAGTCATTAAACAAAGACTATAAAACAAAGGTTGCTTATAACCTTGCTGAAGACGAAAGTCCAACACAAGTAAAAAGATGGATTAGTACTGGGTCTAAATTATTAGACTATATCTGTGCAAATCAAGAAAATGGAGGATTTCCAGAGGGACGTATCGTAGAAATGTTCGGGCCACCCTCAATTGGAAAGTCGCATATTGCAACTCAAATTGCAAGAAGCACCCAGCAGATGGGTGGTATTGTAGTGTATATCGATACAGAAAACGCAACAAGTATTGAAAATTTAGGTAACTTAGGTGTAGATGTTTCACAAAGATTTGTATATGTAGATACACATTGCACTGAAGAAGTACTTGACTTGGCTGAAAAGACGATTCTTAAGGCACGTGCACTAGATAAGGATGTACCGGTTACAATTATTTGGGATAGTGTTGCTGCATCTTCACCAAAAGCAGAATTACTAGGTGACTATGACAAAGAAAGTATTGGACTCCAAGCTCGAGCTATTTCTAAAGGTATGCGAAAAATTACAGGTGTGATTGGGCAAACAAACAGTCTTTTAGTTTGCTTAAATCAAATACGAACAAAAGTAGGAGTTATGTATGGAGATCCTGATACTACACCCGGAGGTAAGGCAATCCCTTTTCACTCATCTATACGAATCAAATTGGGTGCGGGTCAACAAATCAAAGAAGGCGACGATGTTATCGGTATTCATGTCTGGGCTAAAACAGTTAAGAACAAAGTTGCACCGCCGTTTAGAAAAGTAGATTTTCAGATCCATTTTGGAAAAGGTATCGTTGAACATGAAGAAACATTTGATCTTTTAAGAAAACACGGAATGGTGACGCATGAAGACAGGACTTATCTTATCTCTGGAACGGGTGGTTGGAAAACAATTGAAATGATGGATGAAAATGGATCTCTGCTTGATTCTAAAAAATTTAGAAAAACTGAGTTTAATGAAATTCAAAATGACCAATTTTGGGGACCTATTGTTGATATCATTCTCAAAGATGCAATGACTAAAAAAATGGGAACTAGTAGTGGTGTAGAAATCGATCCTGAGTCATATGAGGAAGTTAAAGAAGTAGGCAACTTACTCTTAGACTTTGATGAGAGCGACCTGTAATGGTAAAAGACAGAATTCTTATATTTGATGCGCTTAATGTTTTTATGCGACATTATATAGCACACCCTGCAATGTCAGAAAACGGTGAGCAAATAGGCGGGATTGTAGGTTTCTACTATAATCTCGTCAATCTTATTGAAAAATGTAAGCCTGAAGGTGTCATTGTTGTTTGGGAAGGCGGCGGAAGCAAGCGTAAAAGAGACTTATATCCTGAATATAAAAAGGGGAGTCGTCCTGCAAAAATGAATCGTTACTACGATAAAGAAGAAATACCCGACACAGTTGAAAATAGAAATTTTCAAATTAGAAATCTGGTGGGGATACTTAGTAATCTGCCTGTTTGTCAAGTCTATATAGAAGATGCTGAGGCTGATGATGCAATCGGATACATGGCAAAGTATAAGCTTAAAGATAAAAACAAAGTTATTGTCACGGGCGATCATGATTTTTATCAACTAGTTGACGAGAATTGCATTCTGTATTCTCCAAATTCGAAATCATTTATTAATACGGATACTGTGCTAGAGAAGTACGGTGTTCATCCTCATAACTTCTGCCTAGCTAAATCAATAGTAGGTGATAAGTCTGATAATATTCCGGGTGTCCCGGGTGCTGGATATAAAACGCTGGTAAAAGAATATAGTGAGCTGTTTAAGAAAGAAGACTTTGAAAGTAACTCATTTCAGCTGTTTGTAGAGAACGACGTTAAACACCAGGATAATCCAAAGAAAAAGATATATAAATCCATTAAAGATAACGAAAAGTTGATAGAACGTAATATCAGATTGGTCAGATTGGATGTAGATAACTTAGTGCATATGCAAACCAAAAAACTTGATGAAAGCATTGAAAATTTCAAACCTACATGGAATAATATGAATGCAATAAAATACCTAAAAGAAAATAATATAAATAACATTGACATTCTTCAACATGGGTATCTCTTTAGAAACCTTAAACAAGGAAAAATTTTATAATGAACGCATCAGCAAATATTAACTACTTTTCAAAATACGGAAAAGATTTTCAAGAAAAGATTTTTCAAGCACTCTTAGATGATCATTCTTGGGCTTCACAAATGATGGAGGTGATGAAATATGACTATTTTGAACTCAAATACCTTCAGTTTCTTTGTGACAGATTTTTCAGTTTTCATGAAAAATATAGAAACTTCCCGACACTCCCATTATTAGTTTCTATTATCAAGGATGATTTATCTACTGGTGATGATGTTATTCTTCGAGAACAAGTAATTGAATATCTTTCTCGCATGAAAGCGAATCCTAACCTAACAGATCTAAAATATGTAAAAGATAAAGCCTTAGATTTTTGCAAAAAGCAAGCACTCCAACAAGCACTTGAAGATAGTGTAAGGGCAATTAAATCAGAAAACTATGAGTCTGTTCTTAGTATTATGAAAGACGCAGTTTTTAAGGGGAATTCATCAACAACAGGTCATGACTTTTTTGAAGATCATGAAGCACGATTCCAGCTTATTGATCGTGCAACATGCCCAACAGGTATTAGTCACTTGGACAAAAAAGACGTCTTAAATGGTGGTCTTGGCCGAGGTGAAATTGGCGTTGTAGTTGCTAATACCGGTGTTGGAAAATCTCATTACCTAGTTGCTATGGGTGCTGAAGCCTTACGACGTGGAAAAAATGTAGTTCATTACACTTTTGAATTAACTGAAACGGCCGTTGGTATAAGATACGACAGTAATTTGTGTAGTATTCCATCTTCAAATGTTATTCAAAATAAGGAAAAAATACTCGAAACTTATTCAGAAAGTGACTTTGGAAGATTGATAATTAAGCAATATCCCACGGGGGCGGCAAGCATCGTAACTATTAGAAATCATTTAGAAAAGCTAGCAATGAAAGATTTCAAACCGAGCTTACTCGTAATCGATTATGCGGATATTATGCGATCTACACGAACTTACGATTCACTTAGACACGAACTTAAATTAGTATACGAAGAACTTAGAAACTTGGCAATGGAAATGAACATACCTATTTGGACAGCATCACAGGCAAACAGAGACTCTGCAAAGTCTGATGTTGTTGGATTAGAAAATATGTCTGAGGCATATGGTAAAGCCATGGTAGCAGACGTTGTTGTTTCACTTTCGCGCAAGCCTATGGAAAAATCTACAGGAGCAGGTCGACTCTTTGTGGCAAAAAATCGTGCCGGTCGTGACGGATTAATGTTCCCGATCCGAATTGATACATCAATGTCAAAAATTGAAGTATTAGAAGACGTTGGAGAAATGTCAATTGCAGATGCAGTTGAGGCTCATAACGTTGGAACAAAAAATATGCTTAAATCAAAATGGAAAGAAATTACAGGAAAATAATCAGGGAGAATTAATGTACGATTATCAAAAGGTTTATGAGTCGTCTCTAGAATACTTTGGAGGCGATGAACTAGCTGCATCAGTTTTTGCAGGAAAATACGCACTACAGGATGAAGAAGGTAATTATTTGGAATTGACACCAGATGATATGCACAAAAGACTGGCAAAAGAATTTGCTCGTATTGAACAAAAATATGATAACCCAATGAGCTTTGCAGAAATTTATGGTCTATTCCAAGGGTTTCGTTTCGTAGTCCCGCAAGGGTCACCTATGAGCGGCATTGGAAATGATGCAAAGATTCAATCAGTTTCTAACTGTTTTGTTATTGCAGCACCTGAGGATAGCTATGGTGGAATCTTAAAAGCAGATCAAGAACAAGTACAAATTATGAAAAGAAGGGGTGGGGTAGGATTTGATGTTTCTACTATTCGACCTAAAGGAATGTTTACTTCTAATGCTGCAAAAACTACTGACGGAATTGAAGTTTTCTTAGAAAGATTTTCAAATTCATGTCGAGAGGTTGCTCAGGGCGGTCGACGAGGTGCATTAATGCTTTCAATCTCTGTTCATCATCCACAAGTAATGGATTTTATTAAAATTAAAAGAGACCTTACAAAAGTCACAGGTGCCAATATATCAGTTCGTGTCACAGATGAGTTTATGAAAGCTGTTAAAAGCGATACAGAATATATTCAAAGATGGCCTGTAGATTCAGATACTCCAGAAGTCCATGATCATGTTAGTGCACGTGAAGTATGGGATGCGCTTATCGAAGGCGCGCATGCATCTGCAGAACCAGGAGTACTCTTTTGGGATACAGCTACACGAATGACACCATCAGATGCTTATTCAGATGTAGGCTTCGGTTCTGTTTCAACCAATCCGTGTGGCGAAATTATCTTATCTCCATACGATTCATGTCGACTTATGCTTATGAACCTTACTTCTTTCGTAGATAATGCGTGGACAGACAAAGCGAGTTTTGATTGGGGTAAGTTTAGAAATTATTCACGAAAAGCTCAACGTTTGATGGATGATATGATCGACATTGAAATTGAGCAAATCGATAAGATCCTTGCAAAAATTGAATCTGATCCTGAACGTCATGACACAAAGACCCCAGAAAGGCAATTGTGGCTTAAGATTCGCGAGGTTGCCCGGGCAGGACGAAGAACTGGATTAGGAGTGACAGGTTTAGGCGATACAATTGCTATGTTAGGGCAAAGATACGGTGATGATAAATCAATTGAAACAGTAGAAGAGATCTATAAGTGGTTGTCACTTGCTTCATACGAAGAGTCAATTCAGCTAGCAAAAGAACGAGGAGCATTTCCGCTATTTAAATTAGAAAAAGAGGAAGATCATCCATTTATTAATCGGATAGTAAATGAACTAGTCGATCCTGTTCGGGATGACTATCGACAATATGGACGGCGTAACATTGCTAATACAACAACAGCACCAGCCGGTTCTGTTTCTTGTCTCACCCAAACTACATCAGGTATCGAACCTGCCTTCATGTTATACTACAAGCGACGCAAAAAAGTTCAAAACGGTGAAGAAGTAATGTTTGTCGATGATCTTGGAGATGAATGGACAGAGTTCAACGTATATCATCATGCTTTTAAGCAATGGTTAGATAGTGATCACGGAACAACTGCCTCTGAGGATGACTTAAGTCATGCAGTTACATTCAGTCCATATCACGGTGCCACCGCAAATGAAATTGACTGGCGTGCAAAAGTAAAACTCCAATCAGTTGCGCAAAAGTGGATCTGCCATGCAATCTCGAACACAACAAATCTTCCGGCTGATATTGATGTAGAAACTGTAAAAGACATCTATATGCTCGGCTGGGAACTTGGGTGCAAAGGAGTGACTGTATATCGAGATGGTTCCCGCTCAGGTGTCCTCGTGTCTACCGATGATAAAAAAGAAGAAAAGCAGAATTTTGGAGAACGACATGCGCCTAAAAGACCTGACGAGTTAGAGTGCGATATTTATCACACTTCAGTCAAAGGTCAAAAATGGGTTGTTCTTGTTGGTCTTCTTGATGGCAAACCATATGAAGTTATTGGTGGTGAAGCTTCACAAATTGAAATTCCACGTAAGTTTAAGAAAGGAAAACTCAATAAGCGTACTTTTAAAACTGCAAATTCAAAATACGATCTAACAATTGGGGAAGAAGACCCGCTTTTAGTTAAAGACGTTGTCAGTATGTTTGATAATGCAAACTATGCAGGCTATACTAGAACTATTAGTTTGGCACTTCGTCATGGTGCACCCGTTCAATATCTAGTAGAACAGATGCAAAAAGACAAAGAAGCAGATCTATTTAGTTTCTCAAAGGTTATTGCACGTTGTCTTAAAAACTATATCATTGACGGGACAACAGTTGACAAAACATGTCCGCACTGTGGCGCAGAAGATAGCCTAGTTTATCAAGAAGGATGTGTTACATGCAAGTCTTGTGGTAGTAGCAAATGTGGATAATATAAAATAGCTTCTAAAAATTAAGAGAGGTGTAATAACCTCTCTTTTTTGTTATAATAAAGATATAAATAATTAATAAAGGAGAGCAAATGCTTTGGAAATATAACACATCACCACTAGTCAAAGAATATGAATTGCACATGCAGCCCGTGATTGTAACAGTTAATAAATTTGATGAGGAAAGTGCAAAAGAGTTTAGAACAAAAATGGCCATGGCACACAATACCGGTCAGAAAATTATTCCTATTGTCATTGACAGTTACGGCGGTCAAGTATATTCACTCATGTCAATGATTTCTACAATTAAAAGTTCAGAACTTCCTGTTGCAACAATTATTCAAGGAAAAGCAATGTCTTGTGGTGCGATTTTAGCATCGTTTGGAGAAGAAGGACGTAGATTTATGGATCCTAACGCAACTATGATGATTCATGATGTGAGTTCAGGACAATTGGGAAAAGTGGAAGAAGTAAAAGCATCAGCAAAAGAGTCAGATCGTTTAAATCAAATTGTCTATAAAATGATGGCGCAAAATTGCGGTAAAGCTGATGATTACTTTTTAAAGCTTGTTGATAAGAAAAAACACGCTGACTGGTTCTTGGATGCCGAAGAGGCAAAAAAGCACGGATTAGTAAATCATCTCCGTGTACCAAAAATTAGCGTTAACTTGGATGTTAGTATCGATCTCGAATAATTATAATTATTATTTAGGAGATCTTATGCAAGATGAAATAGCCAAATACATTGGTTGTACAAAAGCTTTATTATCATGGTTCCATGCAGCTCATCACGTCACCAAAGGCGCAGGATTTGCAGGGGATCATGTTAATCTTTATGGAGAAATATATAACGGAATTAACGAAGACTTTGATGCGCTAATTGAAAAGTTTATTGTTATTTGCGATACAGAAAAGATAGCATGCCCACTCGAGGCATCACTTGAGTCTATTCCTTTTTTAATGGAATTTACTTCACCTGTCAATATGAATGCTGATGCGATAGCTGCTGAGGCTTTAAAGTTTATGAGGCATCATGTTGAGCATTTGACAATGCTTTATAGAGGTCTTGAAAGTAACCGTTTGTTAACATTAGGCGCAGACGACTATTTAGCAGCTGCAGCAAATCAATATGAAGAATACATATACTTACTCGGACAGCGAGTTAAAAGAGGGAGTATATAATGGATAAAGTTTTTTATAATGAAAGTTCTGCAGCTAAATTAGGCTGGAAACCAGACTGGTTTGGTGAAGATGACTTTGATGATGATTTAACTAATGCAATCGCTGCATGGCAAAAGAAAAATGGGTTGACTGCAGATGGTCTTTGCGGGCCTGGTACTTTTAGAAGAATATTTACAGAGCGCCAAAGTGAAATTGATGATTATGCACCAGATTTAGTCAAAGATAAAGATGAATCTTTTATTGTTCATCATGGTAATTTTATTCCGATTAACTGGCCAAAAGTTGTTCTTTGGTCAGAAGATAACGGTCTTAAATTGGAAAAAGGATATACACCTTATTTTGAGCCGCGCGAAATTAAAATGTTTGTAAATCACTGGGACGTGTGCCTTAATAGTAAGACATGTCATCGCGTTTTAGAGAAAAGAGGATTAGCAGTTCATTTCTTAATTGATAATGACGGAACAATATATCAATGTCTAGATACAAATCATGCTGCATATCATGCTGGAAGTAAAAAACACAATCATAGTACAATTGGCGTAGAGATCTCAAATGCGTATGATCTTAAATATCAGTCATGGTATAAAAAGAATGGATTCGGAGAACGCCCTGTATTAACTGAAGAAACAATCCATGGTAAATCTATGGGTGAATTTACTGGATTTTACGACGTTCAATTACAAGCGCTTAAGGCGTTGTGGCAAGCAGTTCATAAAGCAACTGGAATTCCTTATAAGTGCCCGACAGACTCATCAGGGAATACACTTAAAAAAGTATCTACATCAGCAGCGGCTAATAATTTCAAAGGTTTTGTTAGTCATTATCATTTAACAAACAGAAAGATAGACTGTGCAGGATTAGATATAAATGAAATGTTAAAAGATATCCAATAATTTTTTAACACTTTGCCCTGTTAATATATACTTATAGCATCATGCACTACTATGTTTATGGTGCTGTAAGTTTTAGTTTAGTTAAAGTTTGGTTTGAGTATAGTTAATGACAGCATTAAGAGTTAATGAGTCGTCAGGTTCTTTAGGGTCCCTGCAGATAGCAGACGGTTACGGTGGGTTTTTATCAGGAAGCCTAACAGCTGGAACGAATGTAACTATACAAGATGATGGAAGTGGAAACTTTACTATTAATAGCACCGGTGGCGGTGGAAGCATAACGGTAAATTCAGGATCCGTTGATGTTTCCACCGTTTCTACTATTGCAGCTTCTGATGGCTTTATACTAGTTGACGAAGGAAGCGGAAGAGCTGCACTCACAGCCTCAATCGGTATACCGGAAGACGGAACGTATACAGACGGTTTATTTACAGACTTTACACCTCAAACCCGTTTAGGCGTAGCGATTGATCGTTTTAATGAGATACTTGCTTTGCTAGCACCTGCAATTGCGCCTGACTTAGACGATATAGATAATGATAATTCTAATGTAAGTACAGTGGAATTATCATTTGGAACATCTAATGATTTAGAAAGCGAAGGAACTCCTTATTATTCGGTTGGTACTACTGCAGGATTCGGAGCGTTAGACGTCAATGATACATATTCACCCGGTTCTTCTGGAAACAATATAAGGATTGGTGCATTTGGATCATTAAGAAATATTGAAGGCACATTAAACGAAGATGTGTCAGCCGATGGTTCAAACTATCCTGATTTTGCTTTTGGTAATGCGGATCAAGGTGAATTAAGATTAGAAATTAATGGCCAAATAATCCATACAGTTGATTTGACTTCTTTTGTAGGTCCGGGTAATACAAACGCAACCGGTTCTTGCTTTACTTCTTTATCAACTGCAGACTCTGGTGAATTATCAAATGGAATTGAATTTCCTAATTTCAAACATAGAACGGGTGGTTATAAAATAATAACATCAGATCAACGACAAGGATGGAATTATGCAAGAGTACTTCATGTTTATGGATCATCAACAATAACAACAAATTATATTGAATGGTTAAATGATACTGATGCTAATACACTCACAACATCAGGTAACGAATTAGAATTTACTGGAACAGGTGGAATTCATTTATCTGGTGTAGAATATTTTACTGGCGGATCTGCTGAATATCGTGTCAGAGTTGATAATGCCTATAGAAACGTATATGATACTAACAATATAACATTTACAACATCAACAGGTGGTTCACTTAATACAGGTGTAACTTATTCTATTTCAAGTCAAGCTAAACCGACAATAGACACCGGTGCAGGAGAAGATCATACTAAAACACTTCATATAACAGGATCAACAACAGTTACAGCTACAGAAATGTTAAGTGGTTCATTAACAGCAGGTGTCAGTGTTACTCATCCATTCAAATCAAATATTTCAAATGGAGGCCAAGCTTCAGACGAAGGTATTCTAATCTATAACCGTTCTAATAATTCAACAAATCAAGTTGAAACATTTAGAAGAGAAAACTTTAGAATTGTCTCTGGTTCATATGATACACAAGCATCTTTGGTCGATGCAGGTAATATTTGGGATAGCACTGTTCATATGACAGCTTCTAATGGTGGTCACACTAACGGCCTTCAATTTTTTAATGAAAGATTATACTCCCCAATCAATACACTTAATAGTGGAGACTTTAGCGATTTTAGTAATGGTCCTAGTGAAAATCCTGATTATAGTGGAGAAACTGGGCAAAGAACGTTCTATAGATGGTTTAAGAATGAAACTGGGTCAACACAGTATGATTTAACTCTAAATATACAAGGTTCATCCACAACAATAGTTTCTGCAGCAACTCCTTTAGACAGTGGTAAAATTAGAGTTTTTGTTAAGTTTCCAAATAACGGAAGTAGAGAAACAGGTTGGTTGGATTTAGCAACAGAATTTGTATTAGATTCTTACGCAGATAATGATGGTGCACATACCGCTAATGGTGCTCTATCTTTTGACAGCTCTTTAAACGCCCTCAATTATATTACATTAGGAACTGTAGGAATATTAGACGATGAATATATCGGTATAAGAATTGAGGCTGATACAACCTGGGCAGGATACATTAGCCAAATTGATGTTACTTTTGGTGCAGGTACAGGAACAATAACTCCAATTCCTGATTTAGATGATATTGATTGTAATGATACTGGAGTCACAGCAGCTTTATCATTCGGATCGACTAAGTCAATAACAGGATATGAAAACGTAGGTACAACTGCAGGTTTTCTTGCCAAAGGCTTAAACGATACGTATCAAGTTGAAACTAGTGGAAATAATTTGCGAAGAGGGGTTTTTGATAAAACAACTATAATAGAGGGTGATCTAAACGAAGACGTAGTCGCCGCTTCTCCAGATTATGTTGCAAATTCTTTTTCAGATGCAAATAGTGGGTCGTTAGTTTTAGAAGTAAACGGATCAGATTTACATACGGTCGACTTGACAGGTGCATATAATAATGTCGGAGCAGGGGAACCAGGAAGCGGAACAGGTACAACATTTACAGGTAATAGTGGATTTTTTGACTTAAGTGTATGGCGACCAGCTGAATATGACAACGAAGTTCCTTACTATTTAGAGATACAAAGAACAGGTAAATATCGTGTACATACTGATGATCAAAGAGATGGGTGGAACTATGCACGTGTCAAACATGTAGGAATTTGGGGAACTAGAACTACAAATTATATTGAATGGGTAAATGACAGTGAAAGTCAAAACAACAACATCTCAGATGCTGGAACAGGAATAACACAATTTGGTGATGATGATATTTTCTATTTAAGTGGTGTCAAATATTTTGTCAATCCTACTGGTAGCATAGAAACAAGAATTAGCAACATTTATAAAAATGTATACTCGACAGATAGTAATGCAGTAACACTTTCAAACTTATCTAATGCAACTGCATTATCCATTGTGCAAAGAGGAACCGGATTAACTAGTGATAGAACAGAAAACGACGGATCAGCCCCTTTGCAAACTCTAAATACAAATGCAGACTCGCAGAATGAAGTTACACATTTTACAGGGTCGATTCAGTTTAGTCAGTCAACATCTTTAAGTGGCGCATTTACTTCATTCACCGGAACATCTCTTCATGATTGTTCAGCTGCATTAACATTTGTTCATCCGCTTAAAAATAACCACACGATCTCAACCCAAACAGCAACAAACTTATTAGTTTATTCTGCTAGTGATAATTCAACACACAACAACGAATATTTCAATGGTGAACAGTACAGAATACAAAGTGGAAGTTATTCAACCCAAGGAAGTATTACAAATGTTAGTAACGAATGGGATTCCCAGATATCCATAAATGACGTTGGTAGTTATGCAGGATTTGCCAAAGGTTTAATGGTTTACGATGGAATTCTAATATCTCCGTTTAAAGGTGGGAATTCTGGTGACTTTAGAAATCATACAGATGGCGGAGTTTTCGAAGGCCCTGACAATAATGTAAATTATAGTACTTTGACAGAAACAGTAAGAGAGTATTTTAGATACTTTGAAAATAGTTCAAATAATGATTTAGCCCGCTTTGGAATTACTATTTACGGTGACGCAACAATTGTTGCACGTTCAACAAGTAAAGGAGCCAATAAAAATTGTACAATAGAAATGAAATGTCCAGGTAAAAATCAATTTGTTGATTTAGCAGTTCCATTTTCTGTGGGAGCAGGTTCATCAGTTGAAGGTGATGGTTGCCTATCAGGTACTCTAGATGCAACAATTGATAGTGGAGGTGCTGCCAATGAAGTTAATTTTGGAATCTACAACGTCCAAGGTCAGACGTCAGGAGCTGAGTCTATTGTTTTAAGAATAACAACCGATAAAGATTGGACAGGCTACATTAGTCAAATAGACATTAGATGGAGTGTTCCGTAATGGCATTAAAGACAAATGAGACAGCAACACTCTTTTCTCAAAAGAAGTTATTAGGTAAAGCACATACCTCGAATCTTAACTTAGATGTTAATGAGTCAATTGGTTCAACAATCCAGTCTTCAGCTGGTTTACTTTTTGGTGAATCAATACCAACAAATCCATCATTAACTTTATACACAGTTCAAGGTCCCGCGGGTGGAACAAACACCGTTGAATACGTTGAATTTGCGCTTGAGGTCATTGCAGGATCTACATATGATGCAAATGATGCTGGGGGTGGAGCAGGTAGTGATAGCGGTGAATCTTCTCAAGTATCTGGCCCTCATGCTTACGCCTTCAAGTTTCAGTCTGATTATGAGTCTAGTACAAATAATCCTAAAGCAAATAACGGAAATTTTGACAATGATAAAATCTTACATGAGACATTAGGTGCTGTACAAATTATTCCTCCCTTTTATTCAAGAGAGTTAGTTAATCCTTATATAATCAAGATATACAAAGATGACGGCGCAGGAGGTGTAGGTGATGAAATCCCACTGCTTGACGACATCGACTGGCAAGTCGACACCTACAACGGGGTACTTTTTGTTCAGGACTATAATGCGTCAAAAATTCCTGCGTTTGCACGAGCATTTATTTATGTAGGAAAAATGCTTGACGAGGTTGTTTCTGACGCCGCATCATCTGGAGGTTCTGGTAGCGGCGGCGGTGGCAGAGAAAAGCAAGACTATATAGTTTCTTCTTTGACAACATCCG